TAATTATATCAGCAATACCTAATTCTACCGCTTCTTCTGCAGATAAATAGACGTTAACATTACGTTCTAGCATCTTTTTTACGTCCTTTTTTGTCATATTTGTTTCACTAACCAAACAATTTATGTACATTTTTTGAATCTGTTCGACTGCTTCCATTTCATTTATGAGATTATGAATCGGACCGTGGTTGCCTGCGACAACGGAATGAATCATGACGCGACAGTTCTTACCGATCTTTCGCTTACCTTTCGTACCGGCTGCTAACAGGGGTACACCGGCCGACATAACCTTCCCCATTCCGATGGTATGAATCTCTGTTTCTTCACGAACCTGTCTCATTACATCGTACAAAGCAAACATGTCATCGGCATTTCCACCATAAGTTGAGATATAAAATTCAACGGGCCTCTTCTTATCATCCGGTAATACACGGTTTGTCTCATTTAAATACAATATTGCATGCACTATCTCGGCCACCTTCTCATCAACCACCTCGCAAAAAAGGCCGACAAGGCTCATTTCTGGCTCGGGTGGTGCCTGAGACTCACGCAAAGCCTCCGGGTCAATAAAAACAATTTTGTCTTTGCTGGTGTTCTTTTGCTCTTCCTCTAAGATTGATTTTATGATTTCTTTAATCTTACCGATCATCGTCTACCTCCCAAAATTTTAGTGCGGCGTCTCTGTTGGCCAGCAAGTGGCGCATTGCACTGGGCCAATCCTCAAACTCTACCATTGAACGAAAAAATGGTGGATGGTACTCCAAAAGAACCGCAATGGAGCGAGCCTTAAACAATGCAATATCTTCGTCGTGTCGATATTCAAACTTTCGAATCTGCTCTCTTGACTTATCAGTCTCTTTCATTTGTTGCGTGGTCAGTGCCTTGGTGTAGGCGAAATTCTCTATCGCTTTAATAAGAAGAGACAAGTAAATAATGTGAGATGCTTTAATAAGCGAAAGCGATAGGCGCGCTGACCTCAAAAAATAAAATGTTTTATGTGTTACGTATCCAAACAGAAACGTTAGTAAATAAACCCACCAGTATTCCATATAACCTCAAGAAAAAAGCCGCCAGCATCAGCAGCGGCTTTTATATATTATAACTTCTCGTAAAACAAATGTCAAGTTATTTTGCTGATGTTAGTCTCTTCAAAATTCTTTCAGCTAACTGGTTTGCCAGATCGTCATTCTTCTTCTGCTTAGTTAGGCGCGCAACCACGCGGCTAGCAACTTCCTGAACTATTTGATCTTGGCTCTCATACATGTCGCGGGCGCCAGGAACTTCTTCTTCCTCTTCTGCGCCCATTCCCATGTCTAATCCGCCAAGCTCCTCTTCGCCGCCAAGCTCCTCTTCGCCGCCGAGATCTTCCTCGCCGCCGAGATCTTCCTCGCCGTCTACTTCAGTACTGACGGGCTCGCCAGTCACCTCTTCAAGAGCGCTTTCAAGGGCTGTCATGAAATCTTCGATGGAAACCATGCCGGCTTCGCCGCCGCCAAGTTCCTCTTCGCCGCCGAGATCTTCCTCGCCGCCAAGCTCCATCTCTTCCTCGCCGCCTCCGACTCCAAGATCATCCATGGGTGCTTCCTCGCCGCCCAGTTCCATCTCTTCGTCTTCTTGCTCTTTAAGCCAGCGACCGGTGGGATGGCCATTACCGTCCTTGACTTCCTTACCTGGGCCATGGCCCTTGTTGGCAGTCTTGTCTTCTTCCAAGCCGCCCATCTCTTGAAGACGGCCAGCGCCTAGTGGAGTGAGCTTAGCCAGCTTCATAAATTGGCGAATTTCGCCTTCCGTTAAAAGTGTTTTACGAGCCATGAATATTCTCCTCAATTTGAACTCATCTATAAATAGTGCTATGATTCCTTATACTCCAAAAAAAACTAATCATTCAACAGAGGGGACTTTCTTATCTTCCGGAGAGTCTCGGTTTCTATTTGCTTTACTCTTGCAAATGATATTCCTAAGCGGTCCCCAATTTGTCTCAACGTCATGTTTCCATTTTCATATATAGACACTAAACAGCAGTTGAAATCTTCTTCATAGTCAACCCACAAACGACAACTTGCTTGTTCGCAAATACTATTTTTTTTCATGCACAGGCTAGCGCATGTACGTAAACCGTTTCCCCTCATAAGTCTGGGTGTTCCTCTGCTATTATATCGAAAATGTCGTCAATCAGTTTCTCGTCACCGAGGCCCAAGGCGCGGACATTATCTTTACCTTTAGTTCTTAACTTTTTAGATTTTGTTTTTCTTTTTTCCGATTGTTGTTTTATATCATCGATAAACTCAACAATTCTTTCATCCCCTTGAATATATCCTGTGACCATACACCTAAAAAAATCTGACTGAGTTAGGCCATCATAACGCAGCCTGTTAACAAGCTGTGCATGGCGATGGTCATTCTCTTTAAAGACAATTCGTTTATTTAAATTACCGTATTCTATTTCATCGGACATTACCAGCTTCTCCCAACAATATGGGTATTGCTTTCAGATATGCCAGATGTGGTTTGTCTAACAAATGTGGCTTTCGCATGTAAGTCCGAAAGAGTCCGCGCTCCAGAATATGAGAAGCCTGAGCGAATTCCTCTCTCCAACTCTTCTAAAATATTAGAGGCAGACCCTCGATAAGGCACCCGTGAAGAGATACCTTCAAAAGAAGAATATTTTCCACGCCATTTAATTTGAGCTTCTTTGCTGGCCATTCCGCGATATATCTTCCATCGGGAACCATCCTTTTCTTCGAAAATCTTTCCCGGGCACTCGTTGGTGCCAGCCAACAAAGATCCCACCATGACCGCATCTGCGCCGGCCGCTAAGGCCTTCACCATATCACCAGATGTTTTAATGCCTCCATCAGCGATGATTTTTACATCACGATCTGTTTTTGCACAATCTATAATAGTTTGAAGACCTGGCAGGCCATGGCCCGTTTGAATACGTGTCGAACAAATTGAGCCGCCCCCTATATTGCAGCGAACGGAATCAACCCCCCAATCTGCTAGATCATTTATACCTTCCAGGGTGGCCACATTGCCAGCCATAATATGGATAGAGTCGCCAAATGCGTTTCTAAGGGTTTCTATGGCTTCTTTCATTAAGATGTGGTGCCCGTGAGCAACATCCACACAGAAAAAGTCTACCCCCACAGCCTGTAATACTGCTGCTCTATTTAAAAAATTTCCAGAAACCCCAATGGCGGCGCCCACTATTGGGTCTTCCCCCTGTAGTTCTTCTTTGGCCTCTATAACATGTCGGACCTGTTCCTCAGCTGTATTATATCGGTGTATGACCCCTGCGCCACCGGCAGCAGACATGGCTACTGCCATGGGTCCTTCCGATATCGTATCCATTGGAGATGATATTATTGGGAGGCTTAAGCTTAGGCCACTACCTAATTCTGTTGATATATCTATCTCGGACCTAGAACGAATATCTGAGTATCGCGGAACCAGCAACACATCATCATAGGATACGCATGTCTGTACATCGCGATTCATATCTTATTTCTCTCTCTTAATAAAGTCTTTGATATCTTTTACATAATACCACGTATGTTCGTTGGGGGAGTCAGGGTCAGGCATTGTTCTAATTTTCGCATCCCCCTTATCGATTTTTGTCTGAATAAGTGAAATCGTAGGTACCCCATTGAATTTAAGTCTTTTTTCAATTGCTGGATTGTCATGAATATTGAATGCAAAAAAATGTATATCCGAAAGGTCTTCATCCTCTGCTATTTCTTTGTAATATTCTGCGAGTTTGTGACAGTAATGACAATCGTTTGAATAAAACTTTACCACGCATGTCGCCTCCTCCTTTACTTTTCCGCTTAGTATCTTATCTAATGCGAATGGCGATAACCTATCTACGCTCATCTAATATCTCCTGTGTTTTTCTTATACATTCTGGACAAAACAATCTAACAACGTCTTGTTTTGCCACGACACTCCATGACTGCGCCATGTCCTTGTCTTTTTTGTCAAATGGTTCTTGACATGCACTACATGATTCTGGAAGCTTCTTAAACTGGGAAATTTTCTCGGTAATATTTTCTGTGTTTTCTTCTCCCATCTTCTTCTTCATTGTTCTGCGAGTCGCTCGATTCATCCGGTACTCCCTAGGGCGTCCTCCCCTCTTTCACTAATAGTAATCGGGTATGAATAAAGTGTGGACTCTGATATCTCTACCGGTCTGAAATGAACGACTGGTACCATCACAAGCTGTGCGATCTTATCGCCTGGAGCAAGCACCTGGCTCTCTACGCCCACATTGTGAAGGTTTACAAAAACCTCCCCTTCATAGCCGGAATCAATAACGCAGGCACCCACAAGTAACTGTCGTTTAGAAGCTATGCTTGAACGATTCTTTACTTCCAGCATATAGCCATGTGGGATCGCAAATTTTAAGCCTGTCGGAATTATGCGACTGGTATTAGGCGCCATGTAGATCTTTGCGTGTGGCTTCTCCGGGGAGTAGTGCACGTCTAATCCTGCGTCTGATGGGTTGGCGCGGGAGGGCGTAAAAGCCGTCTCCCGCACCTTTGCGTACTCAACTATCATCCGAGTCCTCGCCGGAAATTAGCGTGAAGTTTTCAACAACCTCATCAATATTGTATTTTTGCTTAAAAAGACGATATGCCTTTACAGCTGCTCGAATCTCGTCCGTGTTGAGCCATCCGTTCTCGCGGAACTCTGAGCGTAGTTCACGCTTTTGCTCCTGATAAGGTTCGATGCACTCTTCAATAGCGGATAGGGAGCGAATATACTCCTTAACGTATTGCTTTTTCTCTTCGTATGTTGTGGCCATTAAGCCCTCCTTTGTTTACATATAAAATATAACA